TAATTTAGTTAATATTAAAAATATTATTAATATAGATATAAATAATAATAAAAGCATTTCTAGTAATGAAGTTTATTTAGTTAATGATCTTTCTTCTGGAAAAACTTTTCAAATGCCCGCTTATAGCAAAATGCTAAATTTAAAATCAAGAGTAGATTCAAGGGTAATAATCTCAAGACTTGCAAATGCAATCCTGTCTCAAGAAACAGGTGGAGCAGGTGCATATTATCGCAAGTCTTATTCCAGTAGTGCATGTGGAGCATTCCAATACATGTCAACATCATGGAATAACTTTATGGGCTACAAGAGTGCATGTGATGCACCAGAATGGGTACAGGACCAACGCATGGTTAATGAACTAAAATCATCTTACGCTACCTACCATGACTGGAGAAAAGCTGTCGCAGCTCATCTTTGTCCATCAAGAGCAGGCAATATGGCAACTTGGAACAAACCAGTTCCAGGAAATCCAACTGTCCGTGAATATGTCACATCTGTATTTCAGAAGGCGAACATAGCATACTGATGAAAATACAAGTTTTCTCTCAGTATTTCAAATTAGCTCAGGAGGGGAAGGTAAAATTCCTCTCCTGTCCTAATCATAAGGAAGATTATGAAATTTTTAGAGTTAAATATGCACTCTTACATAAAGAAGAAGATGATACAATAATCTTGTACTGCACAAACTGCGGATACCAACAAACAGCTGGACTACAGCTTTATGAAAATATAATTAAAGAAATTGAGAAGGTACAAAATGTCGTATGAACCTCGCCCTGGCGATTATGGAGTTGTTAGAACAAATGGATGGGCTGCAAAGTTTATTCAGGTAGGAACAATATCCCGTTGGAATCATGCCTTTATCTATATCGGTGACGGTCAGATCATTGAGGCTCGTCCGACAGGAGTAGTAATTTCACTTGCTAAAGAATATCCGCTGATTGCTTGGAATCAGCATGAAGATATTACAGATGAAGCTCGGGCGGAAGTTGTAAAAGCCGCACAACACTTTGTTGGTCAACCTTATGGCTTTATAGACATTGCAAATCTTCTATGTAGAATCATTGGGTTAAAGTTTTTGGCAAATACAAGATTATTTGAAAAGATGGCAATGAAGGAAGGCTTGATCTGTTCTGAACTTGTTGCACTTTCATATGAAGATGCTGGCGTCAAACTTTCAGATAAGCCCCCTCACACAGTAACGCCTGGCGACCTAGCTGAACGACTGATTTATCAGTGAGCCGAAAGTAAGAAATGGATTTTCTGCCTATAGTTGATGGAAGAAGTTGCGGGACTTGTACAAAGTGCTGTGAGGGCCATTTGCGGGCTGATATCAAGCTATCTGACGGACGTACGTCATGGATAGGACAAGAAGAAGATACAGGAAATTTTCACCCTTGTGGATTTTTGAAAAAAGGCGAGGGATGCGGGGCATACAAAGAAAGACCAGTCAATCCTTGTGCACTATTTAAATGTGATTGGCTTACAGATGCTTCTATGCCTGAGTCTTTTAAGCCTGAGAGAAGTAATTCAATTTTTTCTACTCGCACAATCAAAGGTATTGAGTATACGATGCTGATTGAGGCGGGACGGAAGTTAGATTCTGAAGTTTTATCATGGGCTATAGAAAAACACTTGTCAGAAGGCACAAATTTTGCTTGGAGAGTATTAGGAAACATTTTTTGGATAGGTTCTGAAGAGTTTAATAATATGATGGCAGAAGATTACCCATTATTGACTCAAGGAACGTCACATGGCTCTGATTCACATTGAGCGGGCTTATATTGAGCCGTTCGAACAGGAAGATGAAGACAATTTCACCATATTGATTCACGTGAAACAAGGAAATGATCACATTTTTGCGGGAAAAGTAGATTTAGATAAACCCATGAAATGGCTGTATACTATAAATGCCGAAAATGGTGATCTAATTATCAATAATTCGGCGGGAATGGAAGCCAGTAAATGGAATCATCTAACCAAAGAGATTATAGGAGATATAGATGGACAAGTATAGTGTCTTATTTACCTTTATAGGTCTATTTATAGCTATAAGAATGTGGCGAGGTAGATAATATGGGCAATTTAGGCGATAGTATAGAGTCATTGGCAGAATTCCAGAAGATATTTGAGAATATTAGAGAACTTCTTGGTGCGATATTTATCCAGGAACAGAGAAATTATGATATGTTAGTAATGATTGCAGATAAGCTAGGTGCTGATACTGATAAAATGATATCTTTGCATGAATCTGGACAGATTCTAGCTCCCGCCCCGTCTTTTATTTTTGAAAATGATGATGAAAATATGACGTCTAGCGACGTTGACACTCTTTTTGAGTAATTTTTTCTATTTTTTTTATTTTTTGATCTTCCAATAGAGTATAAACTCTTATATGTGTATAGGTAATAAGAGTATCCAGAAGAAATTCCCGACCATTTTTAAATTATCCCCCGTTCTCAGCTAATTTTAAGAATTAGATTTGATCAAAATGTTAATGGGTATAAATTTTGTATGATGCATCTTTCCAAACGGAAAATGACTTTAGAATAGTCCGCCCGAAATGTCCGATTTGCCTGGAATGTCTGTCAAAAATGTGGTGTACATCACAAACTATTTTTAAAAGATGTCCGAATTGTATGCATTTTGGAGTTGAAAATGTCAGACCCCTATGATTTAATTATCTTATTGAAAGGGAAAGACCCAATCAAAAGAAAGGTTCAGAAAATGAACACTAAATACTCAGTATATCAAGAGTTCAAGGCTGACGAGTTCGTTGGTTCACTTGAAGAGTGCAAGGCTTATATCGCTGAAGAGCTTGCAGAGTTGGATGCGTTAGAGCAACGCATGATAGATGAGAATTGGGAAGAGGACGAGCGTTTCGCTCCATTCCGTCCAGAGTTCTTCATATCAGAAGAACAAAACAAGAAAGGTTGGTTGTAAAATGAAAGATTGGCGTAACCAAGAGCTAGAATGCTCAGATTGTGGTAAAGTCCAAGCTTGGGATACTTGCACAATATGTCAAGTAAAAAAGCTAAAGCTTAACTAATAAAATTAAACATAAATCCTGTGAGCCCTAGAAATAGGCAAATAATCAGGTCAGCAAATAAAAGAAAGTATCTTGAAAGGATAACTAAATGAAAATGAAACTACACTTCCCAGCCCAATCTGGTTACAAGGTTGGAGAATCTGCAACTTGCCGTTGTGGAAAGACTATCCGCTATTGGCGTGGTAGCCCGCTATCTACTTGGATGGCTACTGATTCAGGTATCTATTGTGAAGGTAAGGTGGCAGAATAATGTCATACTCATTTGATAAAACTAATGACCGTTGGTCAGAACTAGCAGATGATTATCAATCTATGCTAGATGAATTGGCTTCTGAGGATATGGAAGATGTCTTTGTCCCCGTTGCACATTTTGACCCTGATGAGGTGTTGTAATGATTACAGCACTAATTCTAACCCTTATTACTATTCCCGCCCTACTGATTGGATAATTAAATGATGACACGAAAAGATTATATTGCTACCGCTTCAATTCTTAATACTTACTTGAAACGAAATAATTCTGAATCACATCCGCAACTTGTTGCAGAGTTTGATGAATTGGTTCAAGATTTTATTTATTATTTTGAGAAAGATAATCCTAATTTTGATTCCGATAAGTTTTGGGAGGCTTGTTTTGGAGAATAAAGATATTTTTGGTTTTGCTGATGCAATTAAAACTGATCACCTTAGCGATGAACAAATAAAAATTGTTGAAGATATTTTTAAAGATTTCAAATAAAAATTATAACTCTGAGAGTTTCCTGAGAAGGCCGCGCCCCCGAGGTCGGGCGTGTCGTTACGAGGTGTGTGATTAAGCTCACAAAAATAGTTTTTTTTGGTGTCCGATTTGTACACATATACTGGCGGGTAATGTCAGACCCCCCTGCTATAATACTCATATAAACAAAAGAAAGGAATTCCAAATGAATTCACTAATTATCAAAGGTGGTTGCACAAGCCACGAAAATTGCCCAAACGAATTTTATATGGAATGGGATAAATGCACAACCTGTGGCGTTTATGTCAATGTAGACCAAGAGTTTAATGAAGGTGATGAGATAGAGTATGGTTGCCCGAATTGTGGCGATTTGCACAAATTCTCTGTGTGATTCACTTCACACAAAATAATTAAATAAACACGGCGTGTCGCCTTGATTTTCAGCAGAAAGTCTGCTAGAATACTCAGTATTAGAAACTAAAGAAAGGTGGTCAAAATGACTACACTAGAAA